TCACTTTGATTCAATTTTGAAACTTTTTTTAACCACTAAAATCATGCAGCTAATCACTTCTGCAATGAGGTTAAGAGATAGCACGATAGCAAAAAGTTCTAAAGCAGTAAATAGCTTGCCTTTAGAAGGGATAAATTCGTGCTGAGGATAATTTACTAGTGGTATGTCATAATTACGTAAATAGGGAAGGAAGATTGTTACTGCCAGACACATGACCAGTAATTTCAAATCTAATTCTAAACTATCTAAATAGTCCGTAAAGTCTGTGCTTTTCTCGCCCTTATTAATGACAGCCAAAATTCCGAAGATAACGGAGATACCTGCGGCAATACCTCCAAGTATTGAACCTATTACTCCAGCAGAAGCCTGCTCAAGTAAGGTATAAATGGTTTTATCAGTCGATGCTAATGCTAAGCACAAAAAGAAGGTAGCTATAGCTTTAATCCAGACAGTTAGATTTTGCATTTTTGAACGTATACCTGTTTTGATGTAATGCTATGATCTCTTTAATATCATTTGCTGAGTAGCCATCAAGTTCAATTTCTGATATCTCACCTTCGATCAGCACGATTTTGGCTGTCTGATTACTGGATACCGTAGTAGATTTTGACTTGAGTGTCTTACGTCCTTTAATCAACCATGACCCGCCACCATCTTTGACCCAGTCAACAAGAGTCTCAGCCCAATGAGAACCTTTGAGTTTCAAATTGCCATCTTTGTTTTCAAAAATAGTGGTCACAGTATTTGCATTGGTATCTTTTTCAAGCTTCCGTAAATCATTGGTTAACGCTTGCTTACTGCTTCCGAAGATATTCGGAGTAATCAGCGTAAAGCTGACTTTGTCGATAAATTGAAGCCTATGGTATTCTGACCAAAAATCTTCCATTTCAAGACAAGGCTCTATAAATATTCTAAGTCCTAACTGAGCCAAATAGTCGTTATTGGCTAGATCTTCAAACGCTTTAGCAACTTGTTGCGCATCCTTGAAAACAGCGGTTTTCCTCTCAACCAGTAACACCTGCTCTACTTTGTCCCAAATCCATACGATAGGTGGATAGTTGTCTACATCGTACTCTCGAAAGTCTTTATCATGTCCTTTAATCTTTTGCAGCTTTGATATGACTCCAGCCATAACACCATCAGTAGGTTTTATGCTCAATTTCAGGGTGTAACTAGTTTTCTTATGAACGGAAGGTGTTGATGACGTCATGTGTAAATTTTTTGCAGCGATAACCATAGCATTTTCAAAATGAGAGATATCTTTCTGAACAGTTCCTTTCGAAAAGAGGTCTGGATCGCGCGGTCTCATTAACACACGTAAGGCATACAACTGCATAAGAAAACTCCTGTAAACTATTTGGTTTCATTATTCCATAAAACCAAGCACTTTCAAGAGCTTAATTTTCTTTCAATTCTGTATGCATATACAGTATCATTCAATTTTGTAAAATTCAAACCTTGATTTTTGCCCATTCCTTACCACGATCATCATGGTATTTAGCTGTCTGGTTAGGCGATTTATGTCCCAGAAGTTTTTGGGTGTCGACGCCCTGAGCTTCGTAAAGTCGCTCAGATAAAGATCTTTGTTCATGGAATGTGGCGGGCGAACCTTCACCCCAGTCAATGCCTGCTAAATCCCTCGCTTTACTGAAATTCATCGTCAATGTATTGGCTTTTACTTGCGCGCCACGTTCAGCCTGTGAAGTAGTACGAAAAAAATGTACAAGGTATGGGCTGACTGCATAGTCACGGCAGCGGGCTACTACATCGCGTAAACTCCAGTTAATTGCATTGAGGCGAAGGGAAAGCGGGATGGCGATTTTGCTCCCGGTTTTTTCTTGGATGACGTGAAGATGATCATCCCAAATATCGCTAAATTTCATACGTGAGATATCACCTAACCGTTGGCCGGTAACCAGTGCTAACAGCATGGCATTCCCCATATAACGATGGCGGGCATCTGCGATATCAAAGATTTTTTGCCATTCTTCAAGACTTAACCGTTGTCGGGTAATTTTTCTTCTGGGTTGTTTGGTTGCCAGTGCTGGATTATAGCCCGGAGGGACTTCCCCATAGTGTTGTGCCTCCTTGAATACATCAATTAGAACGGAGCGGACTACTTGCGCCATCCTCGGTTGCCCGGCAGTGATATACTCGTCAAGTAATTGTGCTATATCCCTTACATCAACTGATGAAATTAATTTCATTCCTGCTCGTTCCCTGAGCAAGGATACTGGTTTGGCTTTCTGTTTATAGGTGTTTAGCTTTATATCGCCACTTTCCAGTCTGTCATCCTGGATTGCTTGATAGCGATCTAACCAGGTTGACGTTGTGATTGCTTTTCCTTTGCTGGTTGCGATCCTGTCACTGATAGCCAGAATCTGCCGGGTTCTTTGCTCAGCCAGGCGTGAATTTGCCTCAGTGGCAATAGCAATGGCTTCAGCTTCGTTTGTGCCTAAAGAATGAAACTTCCCGGTCACTGGATGTTTATATCGCCAATAGACTTTATTTACTTTTCTACTATAAAGCGGATACAAGTTCGGGACTGAAACATTATTTTTACGTGGTCTGGCTGCCATTACTTAAAATCCTTTGTAGAATAATAGAATCATTTTTCTTGATGACAGGAGTAACTAATTCCCCAACTAACTCTGCGTCCTCACGCACTCGCCATAGTCGACCTTGTTTCATTGCCGGTGGACAAAATAAATTCTGCTTAGCATAACGACGCAATGTGGACACGCTTGGAGGATTACTTCTGTATTTTTCCGCAGCCCATTCCTCAAGTGTCAGCATTTGAAGCATTTTTGATAACCTCATTTCTTTTGCTACAAAACTATTTCACTAGTTAATTTCGCTGTCTGGATTGTTTATGCATCTTATGCAGCTCTTTAAAGCGTTCCATAAACATCCCGTAGGCATGGCCCGGTGCCAGTGGAATCACGTTGAACATATCTGTTGCCGGGATGCCTTCCAGTACAGGCCAGAAAGAGCCATCATCAAGCCCGAGATCGCGGCGTTCGGTTGCCAGCATGATGAGATCGGCATATTTCACGGGCGTACTCATAACCGGGGGTAACCCGTATTTCTCACGGATTACGGCGTCTATTTTTTCTTCCATCTGTTTATAGTCAGGAAGAAGGCGTTTCAGTGGAGCGGGGATGTCCTGGCAATACACTTCTGTTGCATCATGCATTAACGCTTCAAAAGCAAATTCCTGCGGTACCAGTTGGCTGCAAAGAACCGCATGTTGGGCGACGCTGTAGAAGTGTGAAAGATGTCCTGCAAAGCGACAGATATTTGAAAGGGAAAACGCGATATCGTTAATAACGATATCGTCTTTATTTATCCTGTCATAATAAAAATGCTTCCCAGAAAAAGTTTTAATAAATGACATTTTGTTCTCCACGTTATTTGCGCTGCACCGCACTGAATTCTGGTAAAAGGAAGCCCTCACCATCCGGCGATTATTGAGTTAATTACGTTTCCATAAATGCCCCCGCAGGGGCATTTGCAGTAATCAAATCAGGCGGTGAAAGTACCAATAAAGGTTTCTACTTTGCTGTCTTTGAATTTCTCAACAAGCAGATCGCGAAATTCGTTAGCCATTTCTTCCTGCACCGCCTCCAGCTGAATAATGCGCAGAACAAGTACAGGACGATCGCCAGTGATAATGCTGAGGCGTAATTTAAAAGAACGTTCTTTCAGACCTTCAAACGGAACGCATTTAAATTCAAATGCCACTGGCATAATGTCTTTGGTCTTCGCTTCGACAGACTCCATCAGGGAGCGTTTGCCGCTGAAGTCATTGTCTTCAAAATCAGCAGTCTGGTTCGCTTCAATTGTGATTTTACGGATCGCCGCAGCCGCTTTGGTTGCCTGAATGGCGTCACCATTAGCATCAAAGCCCACAAGGTTGTCGGCCCAGTCTTCAATCCATTCTGCCAGTGATTTCTGGGAGTTACGCTCGCCGTGAACAGACAACAGAGCAGAGAACGGTGCTGTCTTTTTCAGTTTGAGAGTGGCGGTGTTATCTGCGTGGCCTGGTTCATCAATAGTACCCAGGTTAAGCACACTGACGGCACGCATATTATCAGCATCGATAAAGCAGCGGGTGCCTTCATCTGCAAGATCTTTAGAATAACGGGTAAAGTCATCAATGCTGGCAGTGGAAAGCGCACCACGGAAACGGAAGCGATTTAAATTAAATTTTTCCAGGTCATGAATGCGGAAATTCTCAGGCAATGCCACAGCATCGGCACCAATCTTACTGATAATTTCATTAACACCCTGAGCAGAAATAAGGGCATGGATTTGATTAATTGCGGTTGCGTCTAAGTTCTGAGACATAATAAGTCCTCACTATATAAAGATATTCAGTGATGAGATAAATAATCAGTTAATTAAAAACGATATTAACGACCTGCTGCGCGGAGTTTTCCGTCAGGTTCACCGGCAAGAGTCAGTAACTGTCCCTGGTCTTCCTGCAGAATAGTCAGGCGACCACCGCGATTGACATACATCGGCGTTTCGGTGGTGTCTTCTTCGGAAATTTTCCCGCGGTTAGTCGGGCGAACATATGAGAGTTTGTGTTTGATTTTCACACGGTTCTCATCAAATGGTTCGATTTCCAGGTTGAGTGAGACCTTACCTTTGGTTTTCGTGTTCATCACACCGGAAGCGACTTCACTGAGAACTGCGCCGATTTTGGTTTCAAATACGCCGCCGTCCAGCTCCCCGATAAATGCCTGCACATCAGTACTGCGTTCGCTAGCCATTTTGCTGCTCCTCATCATATCGACCCTGCAAGGCCGATTAGTTTCTCCACAAAACAGAGAAGAACACCTGCGGTGGCAGCCGCCCGGATGGATTGGGTTATGAGCCCGTCGTCCGGTGATGCTCTTCTCTGTTTTGTAAAAAGGACGGTACCAGCCGGAAGCAAGGGTACAAACTGGTACCGCCAGGACTACACACAGCATAAAGTTGTGGTGCCGGGTGCCTCCCGGTGCCTGGCGAAGGTTGCACACCAGGCGGGTGGGTATCCACAGAAGGTCGACTGTCAGCCTCAACCTTAACCCGCGTGCGCTGAGCCGCATTCACCACAACGCTAAGGATTCTCTCTGGTTGAAAATACTTAGCTGTTATGTGCCTGCTTTTAGCCACATCAGGCGAGGTGGACCTGGTTATTCCCCAACAACAAGGATTCGGTTAATCTGGTTATCCCCAACAACGCAAAAGGAAAAGAAATGTCCGGTAATATCTATACGCTGTACAAATCCCACTGTGAAAATGTTGGAAAGTATCGGGGCATTGAAATCAGTGGGGTAGTGTCATCAGTCGAAATAAGCAAAGTTGAATCAAGGGCAACATTACTTACTCTTTTGGACCTTGTCTTACATGAGCACCGGAAGAAATTCGGCACTCCCTATAATCAGTTGAATGGGAAAAAGGCTCTGGTTCACCTTATTCTGATGAAGCATCACTGGATGCCAAAACAGATTAATGAGATGAAATTTGATGAACTTCTTCTTTCAATTCAGGATGAACTCACACTTGATAAAATAAGCGTAACCGCCCAGAAATTTTTAGATTATCGAGACTGGAGATCACAAATTCATCACTTTGATGATTTTGACGAAAATGAATGGGATCCTAATTTGTCTGCACAATATCTAAAGTAACATCCTGTGATAAAACCGTGATTTCCTGATCCAGTTTTTTTAAGGAGTCTATTGTTTCCTGTCGATAAGACAGCACTTCACGAAGCTGGTTTATAGCTGCCAGCTTCTTTGTCATCCACTCATAAATTTCCTCATCTGTGTAGCCAGGCGCGACGATTTTGGGTTCTGTTTTGTGCATTTCACATCTCCTCAAGTTATCAGTTACTTGTTGATGGGGACCAGATTGTTAAAGAGCTAAGCGTCCTGTAGGGCGCTTTTTTGTTGCTAACGAATCATCCTGGACTTCATATGCCCCAGGCGGCTACTTCGTGGGCGTCCTGCCTGTTCGTTTTTGACATTTACTGACTGCTTACGACACATGCACCGTGTTGCAACCAGATTTTGTTGTAATCCTGTAGTTGGTCTGGAACAAAAGATAAAATTAAATTGCGAGATATGCAAGTGATATTTGCGAGATATCCAAATTTATAGGTAATAAAAAGCCACCTTTCGGTGGCCGATGGATGGGATATTGAGGTTAATTATGTCTCTTAAGGGTTTGCGACTGACTGATTAAGACCTTTCCAAAGACCATGAATCGGTGTTCGTTTTCGCTAGTAATTCCCCATTCACGGTAAATCTGGTTATCAGAAATCACCAGCAGTTTGTCAGGAATCATTTGAAGTCTTTTAACGTATATTTTGTCATCAAAACCAAAGACATATATACCATCACCATCAAACTGATTGATGCTGACATCAACGAAGATGAGATCTCCTGGCTCAATGGTTGGACACATACTGTCCCCACGAACGTTGATAACTTTGATGTGATTGGCTGGTCGTCCGCCGAACATTGATACAGCATTATCAGTTCTGTATTCGATGGCATGAATCACATCAATGACATCACCGCCCTGGATAAGGCCATTTCCCGCACTGGCACTGATATCCAGCATTTCAATACGGAACACATCCTTCACCTGCGCAACATCCTCATTATTACTGTTTTTATATACAGTATTACTTTTGTGGGCAGAGGTAAAGAGATCAGCAATATCAACACCTAAGCTCTTGGCAATATTACTCAGTGTTTGTTCGGTAAATTGTTTTTGCTTACCCGTTTCTAAGCGCGAGATGTTCGCCGCATCTACTCCTATCGCTTCAGCGAGATCGGCGATTTTCATGTTCTTCGCTTGGCGAAGTTGTCTGACTCGGTTTCCTATGTTCATGCGTTTATTACATTTCTTTATTGCGTGATAAGCAAATCAACTTGCGCAAAATAATTGCGTGAAATAACATGCATAACGCGCAATATTTGGAGGGCGTATGCAATCACCATTACGAAATGTGCGTAAGGCGCATGGTTTCACTTTGCAGCATGTTGCTGCGGGTGTTCAAGTCAATCCAGCGACGTTGAGTCGTATTGAGAGGCTGGAGCAGATTCCATCTATCGAGCTTGCAGAACGTTTAGCCAATTTTTTTAAGGGTGAAGTCAGCGAAATGCAGATTCTTTATCCGGCACGTTTTCAATCTAGCCAAAACCAGAATGGGTTTAAACCACAGGAACAGGAGGTGAACCGTGGGTAAGCATCACTGGAAAGTAGAAAAACAGCCTGAGTGGTACGTGAAAGCTGTCAGAAAAACTATCGCAGCGTTGCCGGGGGGGTACGCTGAAGCTGCTGACTGGCTGGATGTAACAGAGAACGCATTATTTAACCGCCTTCGTGCCGATGGAGATCAGATTTTCCCGCTGGGATGGGCAATGGTTTTGCAACGTGCTGGTGGAACTCACTTCATTGCTGACGCTGTGGCGCAGTCTGCAAATGGCGTCTTTGTGTCTCTTCCTGATGTCGAGGATGTGGACAACGCCGATATCAACCAACGCCTGCTGGAGGTCATTGAACAGATCGGCAGTTATTCAAAACAGATTCGTTCAGCAATTGAAGACGGTGTAGTGGAACCGCATGAGAAGACAGCAATTAACGACGAGCTGTACCTCTCAATTTCGAAGCTGCAGGAGCATGCAGCACTGGTCTACAAAATCTTTTGCGTTTCAGAAAGTAGTGACGCCCGCGAGTGTGCAGCTCCGGGCGCCGTGGCGTGTCGTGACTGTGGAGAAACTAACGCATGAACAGTTTAACAACACACTACCGTCGCTCGCAACTGATTGCGCTTCCTGTACCGGGTGGAAAAGCGAAGGTGGAGTATTGCTATGCAGTAAATGTACCAGGTGACAGGGAAATTGTAACCCACAGCTTTGCTGAGTGGGCTGTGGGTGATTTCAACCGGCAGAAGGAGACAGTCCTTTGCGACAAGTTAACCGCTGGTTCAAAGATCACTACGGAGTGCCCGTCAGAGTCATTCGTTGGGAGCCGGAAACACAACGAGTTATCTACCTCCGCGAAGGCTATGAGCATGAGTGCTTCAGCCCGCTCGAACAGTTTCGTCGTAAATTCAGGGAAATAGAGGTCGGTCATGAGCACTAAATTAACCGGCTATGTATGGGATGGTTGCGCTGCATCAGGCATGAAATTATCCAGCGTGGCAATTATGGCCCGCCTGGCTGATTTCAGTAATGACGAAGGTGTGTGTTGGCCATCAATTGAAACCATTGCCCGTCAGATTGGCGCGGGGATGAGTACCGTCAGGACGGCTATCGCCGCTGATGCGAAAGCCATTGCATTTGGTAACTTCAAACGGGGTTACACCATCGTTGACCGTATCGGCACCCGCATTCTGCGTGACCCGTACACCAATAAACCGTTTGTCGGTTTTTATACCACCAAGCGCACCGGCGGGATGCTGGTCGATTCGCAGGCCATCAAACTGCTGAAGATTGCAGCGGCGTAATCACTCAGGGGCGCGGAACCGCACCCCCTGTTCTGACGGGTGAAGAATCATGATCCTGAAACAAGATCTGAAATGGTCACCGGACGGTATGCGTGTTGAGGTCATTCGGGCCGGTGAGTATGACGACGGGGCGCTTCCTGCCCGGGTGCAGGAGATTGCACTTCAGGCCGGGTTAGCAGAGCGCGGAATCAGTGTAAAAAGCAGTAAAGCGGCAAAAGAGAAAAAAGCCACGACCAGTAAAGAGGGCTGAGTATGCTTCTGACAATGGAAGAGATTAAAGCCCAACTCCGGCTGGATGAGGATTTCGATGCTGATGACCGCCATCTGCAACTGCTGGCCTGTGCGGCGCAAAAGCGGACGGAAACGTATCTGAACCGGAAGCTCTATGCACCGGATGAAACCATTCCGGACAGCGATCCGGACGGGCTGCACCTGCCGGATGATATTCGTCTGGGGATGCTGATGCTTATCAGCCATTTTTACGAAAACCGCTCGTCGGTTACGGAAGTGGAGAAACTCGACATGCCGCAGAGTTTTGGCTGGCTTGTCGGCCCGTACAGGTACTTTCCGCAATGAAAATTCGTCAGGCGCAGACCAGCGCAACCTACATTCTGCCGGACCCCGGTGAACTGAATAAACGCGTCCTGATCCGCCAGCGGGTGGATATGCCCGCGGATAACTTTGGCGTGGAGCCTCAATACCCGGTTGCGTTCCGGACATGGGCGAAGGTTGTCCAGACCAGTGCCACCACCTGGCAGGAAACCGCGCAGACCGGTGACGCCATCATCGTCAGGCAAAAATTTTGTTGAGCAGGTGCAGAAAATGTGGCGTACCGGGAAGCACCTTTATGGTAACGCCAGCGACCTGGTCACCATGATCAAAACGCTTTCTGGTGTCAGCCTCGGCAGCGATCTGCAACCGCGCGGCGTCTGGAAAACGGACAGTAAAACCACCGCCACGGCGACGCAGCAGCGTAACGTGGTTGCCAGCACCCTTCGTACGACCGCAATCAGCGAAGCGGCGTATGCCGTCACCCGATTGCCTGCGCCAACAACTTCCGCGGTGATGCAGAATGCTGCAGTGGGGCAGTCAACAACACCCGCGCAGAGCACCGGCTGGCCTTTCGTCACGCATCCGGCACTGAACAATGCACCGGCGGTGAAAAACACGGTTGACCTGCCAACGTGGGAGGAACTGACCGACATTCGCGACACACTGAATACGGCAATTGATAAGGAGTTGTCCCGTACAACCAGTGATGCGCTATTTCTGGCGCTGCGCCGGGTGAAAGCAGATCTGAATGCGGATATCAACACGCGCCTTGAACAGTCTGCACGGATCATTCAGCGCACGCCGGATGAGGTTTTACCCGCGCTGGTGCTGGCGGCGACCTGGTTTGATAACGCGGCGCGTGACGCGGACATTATCCGGCGTAATGCCATTAAACATCCCGGCTTTGTGCCGGTGATCCCTCTGAAGGTGCCAGTGCAATGAACGATAACGTCACGCTACGGGTAAATGGCCGGGAGTGGAATGGCTGGACATCGGTGCGCATCGGTGCCGGTATTGAACGGCTGGCGCGGGATTTCAGTGTGGAGATCACCCGCCAGTGGCCGGGAGATGAGGGTATCACCACGCTTCAGCCGCGCATTAAAAACGGTTCAAAAGTGGAAGTGCTGATTGGTGATGAGCTGGTGATCACTGGCTGGGTGGAGGCGACGCCCGTTCGTTACGATGCCCGTTCGGTCAGCACCGGTATTGCCGGACGCAGTCTGACCGCTGACCTGATTGACTGTGCAGCCGAACCGACACAGTTTAACGGACGATCGCTGGTACAGATTGCGCAGGCGCTTGCTGCGCCTTTCGGCATTGAGGTGGTGAACAACGGTGCGCCGTCGGGTGTTATTCCTGACGTCCAGCCTGATCACGGTGAAACGGTGATTGAGGTAATCAACAAAATACTCGGTCAGCAGCAGGCACTGGCTTACGACGATCCGCACGGCAGGCTGGTGATTGGCGGTATTGGCTCAACGCGGGCACATACCGCGCTGGTACTTGGGGAAAACATCCTTTCCTGTGATACGGAGAAGAGTATCCGGGAGCGGTTTTCTGTTTACCAGGTGGCGGGGCAGCGTGCCGGAAACGACGATGATTTCGGTGAGGCCACCACCACCGCGCTGCGGGCCCGCACAGAGGACGCATTTATTGCCCGTTACCGTCCGATGTATATCAGGCAGACAGGGCAGGCCACGGGGGCAGGCTGTATTGCGCGTGCTGACTTTGAAGCCCGACAACGGGCGGCGCGGACGGATGAAACCACCTATGTGGTGCAGGGCTGGCGACAGGGTAACGGTACGCTGTGGCAGCCCAATCAGCGGGTGATTGTCTTCGATCCGGTCTGTGGTTTCGACAATACCGAACTGCTTGTCTCGGAAGTCACGTTTACTCAGGACCAGAACGGCACCCTGACGGAAATCCGTGTCGGCCCACCTGATGCTTATCTGCCTGAACCCGAAGCCCCCGGCGCGCGGAAAAAGAAAAAAGCCAGAGTACAGGAGGACCCGTTCTGATGAGGACGATTGAAGCCATGCAGCGACAACTCCTCGGCCTGATTGGGCGGGCCGTGGTGAAAAGCATCAGTGCCGCCACGAAATGTCAGACCGTGGATGTGTCCCTGATTGCCGGTGAACCCAAAGCCGGGGTTGAACATCTTGAACCCTACGGTTTTACCGCAAGGGCAAACAGCGGTGCGGAAGCGGTGGTGTTGTTTCCGGATGGCGACCGTTCTCATGCGGTGGTTGTTACGGTGTCGGACCGGCGCTACCGCCTGAAAGGGCTGCAGACGGGTGAGGTGGCTGTCTATGACGATCAGGGGCAGTCCGTGACGCTGACCCGGGAGGGGATCGTGGTGGACGGTGCAGGTAAAACGATCACGTTTCGCAATGCACCTGAAGCACGTTTTGAAATGGATCTGGAAGTGACAGGACAGGTGAAAGACCTGTGCGACTCCGGCGGCACCACCATGTCAGCGATGCGGCTTGCCTATAACGGGCATCGTCACAGAGAGAACGGCCAGGGCAGTAACACCGACAAACCTGATAAAGCGATGGAGGCATGATGGAACTGTGGCTGACGGTGAACGGTAAACGCACCTGCGCCAGCGCACCGCTGGATCCGCTGACCCGCGCCGTGGTGATTTCCCTGTTTACCTGGCGGCGGGCGGAGCCTGATGACAACGCCGACGTCCCGATGGGATGGTGGGGGGATACCTGGCCTGCGGTACAGAATGACCGTTACGGCTCCCGACTGTGGCTGCTTCAGCGCAGCAAATTGACCAATCAGCTGGTGCAGACGGTAAGGGGATATATCCGCGAATGCCTGCAATGGATGATTGATGACGGCGTGGTGTCCCGTATTGATCTGGATATCCGCCGCACCGGGATTAATGAACTGGGTAACAGTATCACTCTCTGGCGTCGTGACGGACCGGTAATGATTTCTTTTGATGATCTGTGGAGTGCGATAACGCATGGCGGACAGTGAATTTCAGCGCCCGACGCTGGCAGAAAATATCAGTATGCTCCGTAACGATTTATTCGCCAGGCTGGACGTCAGCGACACGCTCCGGCGCATGGATGAAGACGTGCGGGCAAAGGTGTATGCGGCGGCGCTGCATACGGTTTACGGGTACATCGATTATCTGGCAATGAACATGCTGCCTGACCTGTGCGATGAGTCCTGGCTGGCGCGACATGCTGCGATGAAACGGTGTCCGCGCAAGGGGGCCACGGCTGCCAGCGGGTATATGCGCTGGGAAGGTGTCAGCGATGGCCTGAAGGTGACTGCCGGGAGCGTGATTCAGCGCGATGACCTGGTTCAGTACACGGCAACTGCCGATGCAACCAGCTCCGGTGGTGTCCTGCGCGTGCCGATCGCCTGCTCAACTGCAGGCGCGGTCGGTAACGCTGACGATGGTACGGCATTAATCCTGGTCACGCCGGTGAATGGTCTGCCGTCTTCCGGTGTGACTGACACCCTGACAGGCGGATTTGATACAGAAGATCTGGAAACGTGGCGCGCCCGCGTCATTGAGCGGTATTACTGGACGCCGCAGGGCGGGGCTGACGGGGACTATGTCGTCTGGGCTAAAGAAGTGCCCGGCATTACCCGCGCATGGACATACCGTCACTGGATGGGAACGGGAACTGTCGGTGTGATGATTGCCGGCAGTGACCTGATTAATCCCATTCCGGAAGAATCAACGGAAACGGCGGCAAGACAACATATCGGGCCACTGGCCCCGGTGGCAGGCTCTGATTTGTATGTGTTCAGGCCGGTGGCGCATACGGTGGATTTTCATATCCGTGTGACGCCGGATACACCGGAAATACGGGCTGCCATCACCGCGGAGTTGCGTTCGTTCCTGCTGCGTGATGGTTATCCGCAGGGAGAACTGAAGGTGTCGCGTATCAGTGAAGCGATTTCCGGTGCGAACGGGGAATACAGCCATCAGTTGCTTGCACCGGCGGAAAATATCTCCATTGCAAAAAATGAACTGGCGGTTCTGGGGACGATTTCATGGACGTGACAAACGATGATTACATCCGTCTGTTGTCGGCACTGCTGCCGCCCGGTCCGGCGTGGTCAGCCAGCGATCCGGCGATTGCCGGTGCGGCACAGTCATTAACCCGCGTTCATCAGCGTGCGGATGCCCTGATGCGGGAGCTGGATCCGCGCACCACCACCGAACTGATAAATCGCTGGGAGCGTCTGTGCGGCCTGCCGGATGAATGTATTCCCGCAGGAACACAGACCCTTCGCCAGCGTCAGCAACGACTGGATGCGAAGGTTAACCTGGCGGGCGGCATCAATGAGGATTTTTACCTTGCACAGCTTGCTGCCCTGGGCAGACCAGACGCCACCATCACGCGATACGACAAAAGCACGTTCACCTGCTCATCGTCCTGTACTGACGCGGTGAATGCGCCGGAATGGCGGTATTACTGGCAGGTCAACATGCCAGCCGCCACCAACAGCACCTGGATGACATGTGGCGATCCCTGTGATTCCGCGCTGCGTATCTGGGGCGACACCGTCGTCGAATGTGTGCTTAACAAACTCTGCCCTTCGCATACCTACGTAATTTTTAAATATCCGACAAATAAATTGCCTGATTTACGTGGTGAGTTTATTAGGGGCTGGGATGACGGGCGTGGTATTGATGCTGTACGTGCCTTGCTAAGTCTTCAGAATGGAGGAGTGGAATCACACACCCACCAAGGGCAGCTCTTCAGAGTCAGTGATTATCGTACAAAAGAAATACCAGCATCAGAAGTTATGGGAAGAGGATATATTGCAAGCCTGACGCCGGGTGCTGATAGCCCACTTGATTTTGATGATTATTCTGTATCTTCTAATCCAAATGGATATTTTGTCGGGAATCAGAGAACAACAGCATATGGGATAAATGAAACCCGTCCACGGAATATTGCATTTAACTATATCGTGAGGGCTGCATAATGGATAACGCTGTATTAAATAGCGAGTTTATTGCTACAAAGGCGGGGAATATTACCGTCTATAACTATGATGGCGAAACACGGGAATATATTTCCACATCAACTGAATATCTTGCTGTGGGTGTCGGTATCCCTGCATATTCCTGTTTAGATGCCCCTGGCACATACAAAGCTGGTTATGCAATCTGCCGATCTGTAGATTTTAACTCATGGGAATATGTGCCAGACCATCGCGGTGAAATCGTCTTTAGCACCGAAACAGGAGAATCAAAAGAAATCACAGCTCCGGGTGATTACCCTGATAATACAACCACTATCGCCCCGTTAACGCCATACGATAAATGGGATGGTGAGAAATGGGTGACGGATACCGAAGCACAGCATAGCGCCGCAGTAGATGCAGCAGAAGCACAGCGCCAGTCACTGATTGATACTGCAATGGCTTCCATCAGTCTGATTCAGCTGAAATTGCAGGCCGGACGTAAACTGACGCAGGCAGAAACAACCCGCCTTAACGCTGTGCTGGATTACATTGACGCGGTGACGGCAACAGATACCAGCACCGCGCCGGATGCCATCTGGCCTGAACTGCCGGAGGCGTAGGCCATTCAATATCGGGTGCTGTTGACGTATCAACACGCATCAGCAGCACACGGTATTTCTTCCATTGGGTGAGAGTTGTAGCTTCTTCATCAGTTGCGATATCAGCATCAACAGCATCCTGACGCCAGGATATTTCACTGTCAGCTTTTTCCCGTAATTGGGATTTTTTAACTTCAGCAATAGCTATTAATTCCTTTTTGGTCGGCTGAGGAATATCTATCAGTGCTGGTTTTCCATTCAGTGTTCCAATCTGTTTTCCTGGTGGAATATCCATAAATAACTTTTTATGTTCTTCCTCACTGACTATTACACCATCATCAGGCCACAGACCTGATGCCTCAAATTTTTCTTTCTCCGATATGGGGAAAAAGCCATTTGCTTTAGCGCTCCATACGTACATATCAATACCCCACCGCTATAATGTCCACATTAAATCCCCCGGGACCTGCCTGCCAGATGCTGGCCCCTGTTAATGATTTTGTTTGATGAACAACCGCCACATTTGCTGGAGATTGTGTTTCAGTTGTTACAGTACCGATATCATTCCAGTTAATTGAGATGGAATAGTTCGTTGTTGTAAACGACCGGGGGAAAGTTATGTGTCTTACATTGGTGCCGACAGGAAATCCAAGATAAACACGCTGAATTATCATTCCTCTAGGTAACATAACCCAGTTAGCACCTTCTCCCAAACCAACGTTTATGAAAATGCAGAAATAACGAGCAAATGGCATCATTCCTGCTTTTGTCAGAGGGATCCACTATGCTTATTGGCTATGTACGCGTATCAATAAATGACCAGAACACAGATCTACAACGTAATGCGTTGAACTGTGCAGGATGCGAGCTGATTTTTGAAGACAAGATAAGCGGTACAAAGTCCGAGAGCCTAGGGCTGACAGTGCTGTTCTTGATGCAAATTAAAGGATTTAATAGTGAGTTGCGGCCTTACTAATGTAAGGCCGCTATAATCATTTTATTAATTGCATTAATCGTATTTTGGCCATACTTTCAATGCAATTTCCCCCAACTTTTTACCTCGCTCCAGTATTTCACTCTCATCCCATTTATCCTTAAGTATAAGTGGTATGTTCAGTCGTAGATTGGTGTGGACGATGAGAGCATCACGTTTTTTCAGAAATACAGCATTCTGAACGGAACGGTTTACGCTAAGGTTAAGCAAAGTTAGATTTCCCAACGTAGCTATCGCTTGTTGCCGTTTCCTTACCAGTAGCTGTTCAGGGGTAAGATCGGTTCCAGACAGAACAATTTGGTTCATTACCGTAGCATCTGAATTTGTCACCATATGACCATTTTCGAGAGGCCAACAGGAATACCAACTTTGAGGCATAAGATGATCGATATCGAGATTAGAAAGATTTGGAACATCAGGCTTTTCTGTCTTCACTTGGCGACAAAGTTCTCTTTCAAGTTCCGTTAACATTGAGCGCATTTTCGGTGCGTCGAGCCTGCCAGGATAAAGTGGAGCATTGATGCAAGCGTTGAGAAATTCTGAGTCCCCAGGCCAACGTGAGGCTTCGCCATTTAAGCTATTGAGGATATTACGTAACTCAATACTGGAAATTTCCGTTTTAGACAAGTGTCGCAATACATTCATAAATACATTGTTGTAATTCTTTGGCGTCAGGCCACATACGGATCTTCGTACTACGTAGGAGACAAGATCATTATACATGGCTGCTTTCTCATCATCGGCGATGTTAGCTATCGAAATGAACAAAGCAAGCGGATAGAGTGTCGTCACATCATAGGCTGCGATGCGATGTCCAAAGTGTGAGATTGGGGTTGTGCCAAAACCACCAACCAATTCTTTATATTGTGATGCATATTGTTTGAGGCGCTTTACTTGCAGATCTGCTCGTTGTGAAGGCAAGTCCTTACTTACATAATCACGATACTCATTGTAAAGGCGAGACAGATCAATTTCACGCTGCCTTTCTGATTGCAATGTCGCATGTACAAGCCACTCCATGCGTGGTTTATTAATACGTCCACGGCGTTGCTTTTCCGACCAGTATTTATCTTCAAAGATCTTCCACTCATTTTCATATAATTCAATAGTATTAATATTTTCATGCTCAGCGCACATAAAGATATAGTTGCGAATAAGATCCGTTGCATGAAGTTCCGCTCCTCGCCCATTTAATGTTTCAAAAATTATTTGGGCATCATCTTCAGCTTCGAGAAATATGCTTACCAGTTTCAGATCCGTCAAGACAGCCTCAATTAGTGCTACAGCATTTTCTTGTGGTGAGCGGTTTTCTATTTTAATCCATTTTATAAAGGCTTCAGTAAAAAACCATAATGCCTCTAGTGACGGCGGGTGGTTGAAATGTTTACGTAACGTACCATGTTGCGTGAAGCTATCAGAAAATACATTACGGAGATCGTCAATATTATCAACATTAAGACTTTGAATAAAATGAGTTTGATCTCGAAAAGTTGGCCACAGTTTGAAGCATTCTACCTTTTTATTTCTCATCGTTGCTTCGTTTGTATTTTTCAAGCAAGTCAATACTAACCCTTCCAGTTCAGAAAGGCCTGTAGCACGCAATGATAATCGAATGGATGCCAGAATATATTGAAGAGTGGTTAAACGTTGCTGGCCGTCAATAATATGTATGGTATCTACACCTAACAAGCTGTTTTTGAGTTGAGGTTCCAGCACCACCGCGCCGAGGAAATGAGGGGTTGGTTTTGTTCCCGAAAGTCGGCTCTGTGCTTTTTCGAAGATATCCTCCAGCAAAGCTGACCATTGGTTTCGTTGCGTCCATACGTAGGCACGTTGATAGAATGGAACACGATATTGTCGTTGATTTTGGAAAATTTGCTGGATGGTTAGCGTTTCGGATTTCATTGTTTACCTATAAATAACATTAAGTGACATTCTACAAGAGTAAGAAATTCATCTGAGTCAGAACAATCATTTTTATGTAGTTATGATACAGTGTATTTGTTACTGGTGAAGTAAAAATAAGAAACCCCGCTTTTGAATGCTGACGCGCTACGGTTTCATTGGATATTTTTTGTCTCTCCTCCATCCCGTTGGTGTTCTGTTTAGACTGATAACTTGCTGTTTTAATTGATATTAGTTTCTTGCGCCGCCCAATCATGGTTGGTGGGTTGGTGGGTTGGTGGGTTGGTGGGAGTTAAATCCACATTGGTATGAATAACATAGAATATGAATTAGTGTTTCAGAATTGCTTCAGCCATCACTTTTTAATACGTTCAATTTGAATGTTTATTTCCGAAACAATTTTTTCAGGTTTCAGTCCCTCGTTAGATTGCACAAAATCTCTAATTTGCATCATTCGATGTGCACAAATTTGTAATTCGCTATAAACACTTAGCTCGTCAGATTCATTTTGAGATTGTTCACCTGTTTAAAATTCTACATAAGTATGTGGCGGATTGTGATAAACACGAGAAATCGGGGTTGGCCACCATTCCTCACCGGTCACTACGTCCGCATCGAATAGTACAGTTTTGTCAATTTCCATTAATTTCTGGATAAGAACAGAAGTTTTCAAGCGAACCTCCATTTTGCCATAAAGTGGTTATCAAAACGCTACGTAAACTATACAAAATCAGCGAGTTATGGTGAAGGTAAAAAAACAAGTTTAGATGTTCGTTAAGTATAAAATTGTTTTAATTCAATTGGATATAATAATTTTCTAAATCTAATGTTACGCCATATGGGCTGGACTGAAGCCGCAGACCTGATTGTTAAAGGTATGGAAGGCGCAATCAATGCGAAGACCGTAACCTATGACTTCGAGCGTCTGATGGAAGGCGCTAAACTGCTGAAATGTTCAGAATTTGGTGATGCGATCATCAAGAACATGTAATCACTACATGTGTTTAATATTGCAACGGGCGTATAACACGCCCGTTGTTTTATTTATGTAGGTATTATTAATAGCATATCGAGCATATTTATATAAAACCCTTTACTTGAGCCCATATGGGCATATTTTTATAATGCAACTATTATGCAAACATTTATTTGTTATTTTGCTTTCTCCTGGAGGACACTCTTGACTGCTTTTGAGTAGACTCCATAAATCCTTGTTGAATGGTGCGATGTTATAAATAGTAATAGGATATTCTTTATCTTTAAGGATAATTCCAGATTTAACCGGTGTAAATATACTGCCAGGAGGGAGAAATATAGTAGATTGATACCAGATGATCATTTTCATATTACCCCATATGGCTGAAAAAGATATGCCGCATGAAGGTTGAATTATCGTGTCAATTACTATCCACTTCATTTGTTATGTCTTATCCCACGGTATTTAATATAGTTCATTTGGATGTTCATTTCTTTATTTTGCATATGAGTATATTACCCCTTCAAAAAATAAATTAATTAAAACGATTGCTTATATAAAACAAAATTTAAAGCAAGGAATCTCAATGGATGTTAAACAAAATGAGATTTAGTGAAAACAATAAATTATTCACTTCGTTTTAGATTTGTTTAGCTATAATGTTATACATTCAAATGACTGAACATCCTGTAATTAAAACATAGCCTTTATGCTACTTTGTGCCAATTTGCTAAACATTATGGTTGCCTTTTTATATAACGATAATAATGAATATAAGCATGACATGAGAATAAGGTTTCAATTTTTGAGTTATATAGGAAAGGTTTAACCTGTTCCTGGCTAAAATACATATAACTGGATGATGACTAAACCAAAACACATGTGCGTTAAGTATTGAAACGGGCGTATGGCACACCCGTTGTTTTTATAAATATATTAACCGTTATAAAATAACGTATAGAAAGTCAAGTGATCACATTTCAAATATCAATTTGATAGTATTGGCATGGTGATTATTTATGGGTAGCAATAAAAGGACAGTATTTATCATCCATAGGGATAGTCTCTGTACTTTTATTCCCATTATGCTAATGCCTTACTGAATTATGAAGCATTTCTTAAGCATCCAACTTTAGCTAGATTAATGGTTTATTATTTTCTACATCTTCAATATATAAAAGCGTATTATCAATGGCGTAGTAACTGCGTTTGTTATGATTAACATCAGTAACCCAACGGAAAACGCCCGCGCCTGCTAGTGTTGAACAGTATTCCCGAAATGTAGATTTTCCGCAAATATGAAGCAATGCGGCCTCTTTTATTTTAGCAGGGTTCTTGGTCGTACTAACTTTTAACAGGTTCCTGGTTCCTCTTAATAACAAAACCGTGTCATCGTGAGTAATAATTCTGATGTTATCCGTAGCCAGATAATAAATGTAATGTGCAATACGGTGATGTTTTAATTCTGAATAAAACCAGGAGAAGTTTTGCTCTTTTCTCACTTGCTCAAACATCTTTTGAAAAACAACGACCTGATCCAT